ATTGGTACACGATGATAACTGCAATAGTTCATCCTATAACTTAAAAATAAAATTGGTATAAGTGCAAAATAAGAGTATCCTACAAACCAACAAAGAAAATCAGATAAATAATGAACATCTAAAACAATACTTTCAACACTATTAATTAATATATTAGCAAGTGCCAAATATGGATAAATTCGTATAAATTTGATGAATAATTTTGATTTATTTGACATCAGATTTCTTTTTTAATCTTACAAGTCCTCCGTGAGGTTTCAAATTTAAAGTAACTCCATCAATAATAAGTTCTAATTCATATTCAACACCATCTAACAATTCAATTTCGGCTTCATTGCTTACAAATTCTTCTGTGGTTTCTGAGGTTTCGTTAATTGCTTTTACGTTCATAATAAATAATTTAAAGTGTTAATAATGGCACAAAATTATATTCGGTTACTATGTGCAAATTGATGCACAGCAAAAACAATATTTGTTTCAATGCCAAAATGGCTTTGTTTAACAAAGCCAATCTGACAAAAATTTTTAACAAAAAAATACAAATCTTCCAAAGTATGAAAAAAATGTTAATTATGGTGTAGAAGTTTCTAAAATTTCATCTTCTTTTTTGGTATCTTCAAATTTCGGTGCTATCATTGCAATATATGGGCTTAATTCGTTCCCATTTTCAACAATACGTTCCTTAATATTTTCAAATGCCTCATCTTCAATTTTAATAATTTCTTCGCTATTATCAATATTGTTGTATGTGAATGATTTTATACGCATCATTTTAATAAACTCATTATAATACTCATATAAAGTCAAATCTTTTTCATTTGCGAGAAATACCTCGTTACATTTAATCGCACAATCAAAGAGTAATTGAAGCCTCGTATAGCCGTTTATATGCTCTCTTTGTGTTTCTCCACTAATAGCACATTCAAATTGCGGCGCAGTTAAAGCGTGAATCCACATTATAAAACAATCAATGATTATTTTTTCGCTCTTTTCAAGTTTATTCTCATTTTGTATTAAATCAGTAACTGTTGTACATTCATATTTGTTAAAAATATCAATAACCATTCCGATTAATATGTATGGAGATGATACACCGTTTGAGGTATCAGAATTAAACGTTGTAACGCAGAAATTACGCATCACTAATGCGTGAGCATCTGTTTGCTGTAATGTAACTCCTAAATCAGAAATGAAAACAGTTTTACATAATTTTGCGCTTTTGAAGAAGTTAAATGGATTACCATTTTCTAAAATTTCATCAAATTTCAATACCTCTTTATCAGTTAATCCGAAAAGTTTACTCTGTATTTTAAGCAACAACTTTTCGTATTGTGCATTTGTTGGTTTCTTTTTAGTCTGCATACGGAGTAATTTTAATAAGTAGATTCTTCTTTTGCAACGTTGGGAGCAGGGTATTCAGCATCGGATAATGTTCCCGCATCAAAACTTCCGATAGACTCTGTTAATGGCGTTGTTTCAGGAATTGGTTGTTCTTTATCTTTTGTGGGTTGTTTAAATGATTTTAATACCTCCAATGTAGTATCACAAATTTTTTCAGACAAATCTTTCCATTTTTTTTCTTTTGCTTCTTTTTTTTCAATTTCTTGAATTACATCTTCTTTTTGAAAAAAATAATCTACAAACATATTTAAAATATTATTCATATCATAAATGTTTGTTTCAGTTATTTTTGTATTAAGATTAAATTCAACACCATCAACATTGTAATTCAATTCCAACTTTCCATTTATTTTCATAAATTCAATTTGTTCGTCAGTTTGCATAAGATTTTGGTTTTTTATAGGTTAATAATATTATAATTCAACTTGTTGCTCAACATTATCCTCAATAGCATCGCCATCTTTAAGTTCGTTTTGAACAATGGTATTGTCAATTTCGTCCGCAGGATGTTCATCGGTTGCCAATTTTTCTGCAACGTGATTCACTGTTCCTCTTTCAAGAATGGCTTTTATTCTTTCTTTGGCTGTTTTTTCGCCGATGTTTGCTATTCCACGCGCATCTTCTTCGTGATTCCTTATAAAATCTCTTGCTTCGTCAAGAGTTTTAATTTCTGGTAAAATGAAAGGATGCTCGTGTGTTTTTTCGTCCTCGTCAAGTTGCACAGGCTCTTTATCCGCGTCTTTAATTATAGGATAAATTTCTAAATATTTAAGAATTGTGCCGCCTTGACTGTTGCTAAAATCAATGGTAGCCCTAACTTTTGCGGGTCTTGACTTATCAAAACGACCGCTCATATAAACGGTAGCACTCGCCTTTTGTACCTTGATAATACAGTTTTCAAAATCAAAATGACCATTCCACGCTGTCGGTAGTTTGTCTATCTCAAAATGTTTAAGCGCGGCAGTAAGCGTGCTTTCTGTAATGTTTTGTATCATATCTTTAAAATTTTAATGTGCAAATTAATGTAATTGTGTATTAATATCATTCGTGTTAATAGTGTTTTTGCAGCAAGAAAAATTATTACCAAATAAAAATAAACAGATTTATAAAGCAAATTACTTCCATTAGGAAAATCCAAATACTATTATTTACATCTAAACTCATTTTTTCATTATATTTTCCTTTTATTTTTAGTCCTATGATAATAAATACAGGATACAGTAATGCGGTTGAATATATTGCATATTTATTTAAAATACAAATATATACTGTACTTAAAATAATGGCAATGATACTCGCAATATAGTGTATCATTTTTGCAATTCCAAACTTTGAAATAAATGCTTTTGTAAACATTGAAAACATCTCTTGTAACTTTCCTTTTAAACCTAATTGTACAACAGGTTTTTCAGTATCTTCTAATATACAATGTTCATCACATTTACAAAGAGATTTATACCGACTTGAAACGGCTACTAATAATAAACATAGCATCGTTATTACAGGTATCCATTTCATTTCATTTGCCGATAAAAACCAATATACTCCTAATGGAACGCTTGTAAATACACACCAAGCGGAAAATAACCAATCTTGTTTATTTGGAAGTAAATAATATGTTTCCGAAAGCGAAACAGGAACACCATACTTAAATATGATGTAAAAAATGTATGCAAAACAGCATACGACAGAAATAATGGGTAAAGCAATCATTTTCTATAAAATTTATAAACATAAGTAAAATTTGCATCTTTATTCAAAAAATCGTAACCTATTATAAAGTTATTTCTTTTTATTTCAACTCCTAAATTCGCAGTAACCCCTACCCTATTATTAAAGTTTGAGTTTATACCTAATCCTGCCATAAGTCCCCACTTTTCGTAATGATTAATCGTTCTGTCAATAGTATGAGTTATAAAATATTCTTTGTTATATGTATGAATAGAATCAAGTTTTGGGTTTATACCAGACACCCACGCATCAAAGGTACTGTCGGAATAATACGCCTGTTCGCGTGGCAGTGAAATAAAAGCCGTATCGTTATAAAAATATTTAACCGTATCTACTGTTTTTTTCCACACATAAACAGGTTCTTTGAATTTTGCGGTATCAATACGAATAATTGTATCCCAACGCTCTACAATGGTTTCTCTATCAATATACTCTTTTTTTCCACATCTATTAAAAGATACAATCATTAAAACAATGACTATAAATGTAAGAACAATAATTATATAATCTTTAATTTTCATAACTATTTTATTTATTAATATTTCCACATAACATTTCTATCTAATTTCTCTGATGTATCAATATGTACAAAATTCTTTTCAAAGTTAATACCTATCCTTTTACAACCTAATTCTATGGCTGCTTTAATCACAAGAAAACGTGTTACTGAATCAAGTGTAGAAATATCCATAGCCTTACCCTCTGTGTGTGCTGAATTGCCACTCCTACCCATCTTTTTTTCGTGTTCAACGCTTCTATAAGCCGTTGTAAACCTTAATGGCTTTCCTACTTTTGTGCGTAGGTTATCCATAAAATTCATAAAATTTTGTTCCATATTTTGTAAAGAACAAGGCGGAGATGCGCTTTTAAATTCATTTTCGCTGAAAAATTTTGATGTTATTGCCATATTTTAATTATTAATTTGTTGGTATTATATCTTGTACTAATCCTATTGAATCTCTATATCCTTTCACTGCGTATGCCTCCACAAATTTTCCGTTATTAACAAACAATACCCTTGTTATTGGATAGTCTTCTTTTCCGTTAATTTCAACAATAAACTTAATATTATTTGCGTGAAATGTGAATTTATAATAACTCAACAAAGGTATAGGAAATATTAGTGGATATAAAATTGATATATATTTTTGTTGCCCTATCTCTAAATTATCTAACCTAATGTCATAATCTACTTTATATGGATACGATTCTTCAATTGCTAAAAAATTTCCTGCATAAATAACAATACCCTGTAAATCTAACATATCTATAATATAATATGGGTCATCATAAGGAAGACTTTTAATTTCTTTAATATTATTAAATTCAATAACATCTCCGGTGTATATAAACGGTCTGTTATTTTCTAAATCTAAAAGTAGCGCATTAATATTAGATATTTGGCTTGCATTATTCGCTATCTCATTTTGGTTTTCTTGTATTAAGTTATTTTGATTTGAAATTATTAGATTATTGTTTTGTATTGACCTCTGAATTTCATTAGTTGTTATTTGCTGTCTTCTATCAGGAAAAGTCATAAATTGATTAAACATTCTTCTTATTTCATTAGATTGTATTGACCCAATTGCTTCTCCTAACATATCAGATATTAGACTAATAATACTACCCATACCTTTACTGCCCACAACTCTACTTTCCAAAACATCTGATAATTTTACATCATATCTTGGCAGCACTCCGCCATATTCTATAGAAATTGTTGCAAAATTTGAAACATAAATTATATTATTATACTTAAAATTAATTTTAATATTTGTATCTAAATATTCTTTGTAATCAATGTGGTTTTCTAAAAATATATTAGATATATTAAATTGATAATCAAATTTTTCTATATTTTTATCAATCAAATCCGCCAACCCTCGTATTTGTAACTGTTTTTGTGCGTTCTCAACGTACTTATCGGGTAAATTAATCCCTGTGATTACAAACGTATCCCCCGCTTTCGGATAGCGCAACGCTGTGGGCTGTACAAAATTCTGTCCCCAAGTTTCAATGTCTTTGTAAACGCGCAACTTTATTTCTGAATATGTAGTATCTGGATATGTAATATAATTTGTTGGATTAGTTGGATATTCAGAAATAAGCCTGCGACCTGTAAACACATTGTTTATGTTAAAATTTCTAACCCAATCATCCCAATCAACTGCAATTTTAAATCTACTCCCTTGACAAGACCCACTTGTCATATGTATAAACATCTCTTCATTTTCAATTGCAGATGCAAACAAATCAAAACCTAAAATATTTAGTGGAAGCAAAAAATGACTTTGTTTCAAAGTACCATCTTTCACATCTATATCATCAATAAATTCATTAATAATTTTTACATATTCTTGTGCAGCATCATCAATAATATTATACCAAAATTCATATATTTGATGAGTTAATTCATTTTCGTATGCAAATAGTACAGTATGATTTTTTAATAAATTCCAATCATTATAAAGTGTAGTTGATGTATCTTTTTCTCTTGGATATAAAGAAAACCACGTTGAATATGGTTTTAATGCTTTTTTCTTTAATGGCAACTCAAATCTTCCTACAATTTCTCCACTTGGGAATTTTGTATAATCCCTTGTTGGCTTATTTGGATTCCAGACACCATTATCAATAAAACTGTTTTTATAATCATCATCAATATCATAGTAATCAAAAACCTTAAAAGGATTTGTTTGATAAGAATTTGTATTATCATCCCAAATTCTTGCTTTGATAAAACTTCCGATAGTGCCTTTTTTTAATAGGTTTACATAATCATAAGAAAATCCATCACCATATCCTTTTATTGGTAATTCAAAAACTATATAAAAATATGGTTTCTCTGCATAGTCCACAATGTATTGTCCATACTGATTATCTTTTATATTGCTGTTTAATTCTTTTCTTATATATACTATATCTCCAATACTATCTTCTCTTAATTTATCCACTCTTTTTCCTAAATGCGTCATCTCTTTTATTGTTGGATGTACATCTTCATAGTCTATATGTTCCACAAAAGGAGTTTTCGGATTGTATTCGTTAACGAAATTAGTAGGTGTTCCGTCTGGATGTGGTAATGCAGGTGGATTTTGAGATAAAATGTATTCAATAATCGGTGTATCTATTTTATCTACTACTTTTTTCTTTACGGCATCTACCCAATATTGAGGCATTAAACGCTCTGAATAATAACTGTGATTTATTACGTCTCCTAACGGATTTTGTGGTGTTATTGTGGTTAAATCTCTGAAAACAGGATACCTGAACGGAACGTTATGTGTGCTGCCTCTCGGATACAGTTTTGTAATCATCGGCTCTCTTTTGGAAACACGAATACTTGACGTTAATCCAACGTCTTGACCGAAATCAAAAACTGTACCACTCGGCATTGTTTGAACAATATCGCCTATGTAGATTATAGCATTTGCATCACTTCCGGTGGGAGATGGATGATATTGTATAAAAAAATGCAAATTATATACTTCTTCAATTTTTTGTAAAACATCGGCAATACTGTTATTGTCAAATTGTATCGGGTCTATTTGTGGTGTGCCTTTATTTTTACCCTGTAAAATTATTTCCCATTTTCCATCTCCCTCTGGAATATAGAAGTTGTAAACATCTAAATTCGCTTGTATTCTTTTTATCAATTCATCAATGGAACTGCACAAAAAGAAAGTAGTTTGCCCACCACGATACAGACTTTCATTTTCATCTAACGGAAAATCTCTAAATTCATATTGCGTTAAAAAGTATTCCGGTGCAAAAAATTCACACGAATAGCGGTTACATCCATTTAAACCGTTATTATCTCTTACATACAGAAAACTCTCTGACGTGGGCGCATTGATGATGGTGTATTTCATACCGCCATAAATAACATAGCACCCCAAAAGCATCGTTTCATCTAATCCTTTTCCCTCATATACAAATGTACCTGAAATTTTGCTGTCAAAGCTTCCGTATGCTTTTTGAAAAGTGTATTTCTTCAAAATAGCGCCATTAAGAATTGAATTGTCTTTTTTAAAAATCTGCAAGTCCATAATTATCTAATTCCGTAAAAATCAGGTGTATATATTCTCTCTAATGCCAACTTCCCAACAATTCTATTCTGTCCTGCTTGTCTTCCCAATTGAATAATTGATGGGTTACATTCTTTAAGTCCTATAAATTGATTATAAACACCATAATCTTTAAAATAAATCCAAACTTTCCTACCAATAAATACATTAAGGAATCTGTTAAAACAATCTATTAATAATGGGCTTATAGTTCCTTTTGGGAAAAATGCATCTGTAACCATAAAGTTTATTTTAATCTCATTTGATTTTGTATAAATAGTTTCTGGAACAAAAACATCACTTCTGCCTGAATTTACAACTTCTTCTTTTAATACGTTTTTAGGTTCACCCATACCTATAATTCCATCAATAGACGTAACAATAACACCGTGAAAATCTGCAAAATTATAATGATTATGATGCCCATTTATATCTATTGTAAATGGAAAACGTGGATTTTCTAACGTATCATAAAAATACTTTCCTTTGTTTTGCAAAAATTCGGGCATCATATCTTTGCTAATTTTAAAATATATGCAAAGAAATATTAATACTACTTTGTTACAAAATGTTAATATTGTTTTTGCAGCATATTATATAATGTGTTTGATATTTTTGCAGAATATAAAAACCAAAATTAACATTATGAAAAAACCATCACAAAAAGAGTTAGAACTACGCAAATGGGCGTTAGAAATGAGTTTTGAACACGGAAAAAAACTATTTCATAAAGAAGCATATACAAATTTTACACCAAATCAATATGTTAAAAATGCAAAATCTATTATAGACCTTGTAAAAAATGATTGGGAAAATGATAATCCATTACCTAATCCACCTGAAATTCAATCCGGTAGCATAGTAGAAATTTTTTAAGGTCATCATAACTACATTTAGTATAATAAGTCCTATCTTCTTTATATCCTGCATCAAGAATTATTGCACGATGTTTACCCTCATCAATAACAAGTCTGATGTGGTCAATATTTAAAATAACACTTCTTTCTTCTGTACCAAATCTTTTAGATACTTCTACTACTTCAATAAATTTACTCATTTTTCATTTTTTTTGTGGCGCGAAAATAGATTTTAATTTCACGCTGCAAAAACACTATTAACACTGTTTTTTTAATTACTATATATTTATTTTCGCCGCAGAATACATAAAGAAAAAACTATGAATTATAACAGCGTTAACAACTAAAATCTACTCAAAATTGGTTTTTTGTTTGTGTATTCTAAACGCTGTTTTTTTATTTCAGTAAACTAAAAATAAAATAGCAATTATTCGCTCGGTAAAAACAGACGGCAGGGATAATTGTGAATGCGGGACTGTGGGGTGCTAAAACCGCAAACATTGGACGTAAGAATAAGACGTTAGCAAAGTCGGATTGACGACAAATATTATTCAACAATGGTAATCAATCTAAACCCATTGACCTGAAACGATGAAACGACAGACGAAACTGTTGTGAAAGTAAAAAGGTATATATCCTTATGCGAAGCAAAAAATATGCTAATCGTATAAGGGGAAACTATACCCTCTACTCCAAAACTCTATCTGAAACAGTTATGGCGAAGCCAAGAAAAGAAACAAAAAAAAGTGAATAAATAAGTAATAAATAAGAATAAAATTAAATAAATATAGTAAATAGTTATGTAAAAATAATTTTTGGTTTTTTCAAAAATTTTCTGTTTTTTGAAAAAAATAACGTTTCGCGGGCGTGAATATAAACATAAACCCCTTTTGAGTACCTTGTTGCCGCGAACTGCAAGCGAAAAAAAGGGATTTTTTTAAAATATGAATGAAATCAAAATTTTTAACAATGAAAAGTTTGGCGATGTAAGAATCGCAATAATTAACAATGAGCCATTATTTTGTTTGGCTGACGTATGTAATGTAGTTGGATTAACAAATCCAAGTTCAGTAAAAAGTAGATTAGATGACGATGAAGTACAACTACTTGATTTAAACGCCCTAAACGGTATCCAAGAAGAAAAAATTGGAAATTCTATGGCTACATTTATAAATGAATCTGGATTTTATTCTGTATTATTATTTAGCAGTAGTCCAAGCGTGAAACCATTTAGAAAATGGATAACATCTGAAATTTTACCATCAGTCCGTAAAACAGGCGGATTTATATCTACATACACAGATGATACACCTGAATTAATTATGGCGCGTGCTTTACAAGTTGCCGATGCTACAATTAAGAATTATCAATTTAAAATACAATCACAACAAAAGAAAATTGAAGAAGATGCACCAAAGGTTTTATTTGCAGATGCGGTTTCAATAAGCGAAAATAGTATATTAATAGCCGAACTTGCGAGAATATTAAACCAAAAAGGAATTATCATTGGGCAAAATAGATTATTTGAATTGATGAGGAAAAACGGATACTTATGTTGTAAGGGCGACTATTATAATTTACCTACACAAAAGGCAATGAATATGAATTTATTTGAAGTAAAAAAAAATACCATAAATAAACCTGACGGAACTGTATTAACTTCAACTACAACAAAAGTTACAGGAAAAGGCGAAATTTATTTTGTAAACAAATTTTTGAATCAATAAAATGTATTAAAACAGATTAATTTAAAATTTTTCTATTTTTGCCGCCGAAAAAAATACAATGTCAAAAAGAGTTATTAAACACGAGGGAGTTTTAGATTTAGGTGGATTTCAACTGCCTTGTTATGTGTTAGAAGATGGCACAAGAGTATTATCCGGTCGTGGTATGCAAGATGCCTTAAAAATGGTAGATGATTCTGATGACGGAAAGCAAAAAGCCGGGACCAGATTACAGCGATATTTGGGTCAAAAATCTCTTAATCCTTTTATTTTCAAAGGTAAAAACCCGGACCACTTTAACCCTATTATTTGCTATAAAGGTGGCTCTAAAATTAATGGATATGAGGCGACTGTATTAGTTGATATATGTGATGGGGTGCTTGAAGCGAGAAATACAATAAAACTATCACAAAGGCAAGAAATAATTGCCGAACAATGCGAAATTCTTGTGCGTTCTTTTGCAAAGGTTGGGATTATTGCATTAATTGATGAGGCAACAGGTTATCAATATGACAGAGAAAAAGATGAATTACAAAAGATACTTAAAGCCTACATTTCGGAAGAATTATTACAATGGCAAAAGAGATTTCCTGATGTTTTTTATAAAGAATTATTTAGGTTAAATGGATGGGATTTTACGGTAAGCGGAATTAAACAAAGACCGAGCGTAATAGGAACGTGGACAAATAAACTTATTTATGAACAATTACCAAAGGGAGTTTTAGAAGAATTAAAAAAGAAAACACCAAAAAGTGCGAGATTACACCAAAGTCTCACGTTAGACGTTGGAGAGCCAAATTTATCGGCTCAAATAAACCAAATTATTGCATTATTTAGAATATCTGATAATATGATGGAATTATGGGCAAATTTCCAAAAATTGAATGATAGAAAGGTAGGAGTTATTGAAATTCCATTTAATTTTGATGAAAACGGATATACATTAGAAAAACATAAAAATTAACAAAAACTTTATTAACCAAACACAAAAGTATGAAAAAATTATTGTTATTAGCATTTGCAGCAATTTTATTATTTGGGTGCAAACCAACAGAGGAAGAAAAAAAATCTGCATTAACAGCAGAACAACAAGAAACAATTAAAGTTTTTTATGGAACATTTAAGTATAATTATTCAGTTGGAAATGATTATATAACCATAAAATTTCTTGATAAGTATGACCCTCCAAAAAAATATGATGTAACAGATTTTTATGGAAATAAATCTACCGTTTCTATATATGGGGATTTTGAATATTATAGTAGTATTGGTAATAAAACAGAAAAATATGCTTATTGGTTAAAGTCTAATGGATTAGATATGAGTTTATATACTTATACTAATAATGGGTCTGTAACCAAAAGTCGTATGCAATATGAAAGAGTTGTTGTAATAGATAATAATACTTTAAGAATTTTTGATAAAGATTTAACTTTACCACTGATTTTTAAAAGACAATAAAAATCATATTTTTAAATCCTTATTATAAAATAAGTATTTTCCTTTTGTTTCAATTTGAACAATAGAACATCTATCCGAATATTTGTAAAAACTCGTTAATGTATGTTCAGTATCTTCAACTACTGTAACTTTACTTTCATCAAAGAGATAAATTGTTGTTGTTGCACATTCAGTTAGATGTAGTTTTACGTTACTTTTATTACTTATAAAAACTATTTTTATTTCATTATTAAATGAAATATGCAAATCACAATCACTATTAATAACGTGGATTATATTTTCATTAAAAATTATTTTATCTTTATAATTACAATAAATCAAAGTATTAAAATATTTTTTTAATTTGTTTTCTTTATCTACTTTTTTTATACAATCAACATCATAACCAATATATTTTCCATTTATGAAATCTGCAAAATAGTCTTTTATAAATTCAACCGAAAGTCCCCAACCATTATATATTGAATCTGCAATAAAAGGTATAGAACTCATACGTAACGATAAATCTACAAAATCTTTTTTTGTTTTGCAATTCCGCCAAAGCAAAACGTACTCTTTGCATAGTTTCCTTTCTATGCAGTTTTTGAAAAAATAATTTAAGTTTCTTTCTTCCATAATGATATGTTTAATTTTTATTGTCTTATTATTTTACGTTAATTTTTTGTTTATTTGCAACCACTTTATAAAAGTATTATATTATGGCAAAAAATGAAAAAACATCAAAAAGAGTCGCAACCATTGCTTCAAATCTTTAAAAAAATCCAAAAACACCATCAAAGGTAAAAAGTGTAGCAGCATCCGCATTAACACAAACACCGGATAAAAAGAAATCTAAAAAGTAACTTTCTCTATTATACATAATTTTGGAATTACCATAGTTCCATTTACTTGTGCAATTTTATTTTCTGAAAACGGTGCAGCGTAATTATGTGCTAACGCTATTACTATATCATCTTCATAGATAATTTTTCCATAACTCGTTACTATACAAGGCTCTTGCTTGCTATATTCATCTAAAAAGTGCCATCCTGTTTCTAATGCGTGGCTATCATACCATATAAGTTTCACAAAATCATTATTAGCAGTTTTTAATTTATTATTTTCTTCTTCCATAAATGTTAATGATTTTTTGGTTTTTCGTATAGAACGCGAAATTAGTTTTATAACAAAACAAAATTAAATATTAATATTATTTTTGCAGCGTGAAAAAAATGAAAAAAGTTAATTATGAAAAATTTTATTGAAGTTATTGAAAAACCTATGGGATTTGATAATCAGGAAAGAAAGGTACTTATAAACATTAATCAAATTAAACGTATTATTGATTATGGCGATTATCGTTTGTTAATCACTGAAATAGATGAATTAAGTAGAGTTAATTATCGTACTAACCACAGTTACGAGTTTCTTAAAAAAATACTTTGTTTTACTGAATATCAAACGGATAATTTTCAAGGGGATTAAATTTTGGGTCAATAATTTCTTTTTCCCAATCTTCTTTCACAAGTCTAATTATTTTATGAGCGTTATCAATAATCTCACTTGGTCTTTCTTTTGAAAACCTATCTTTTGGCTGAAATAATCTATGCCCATATTCTAAACTCATCTGCAATGCGCGAAAGCGCAAATCAATTTCATCTTTTTTTGTTAATTCTTGCATAATGTTAATTTTTGGTTTTTTTTAAAGTTAAATTTCTCCTCTTTTTAATCTTACTCTTAATATTGGGATAAATCAAAATATGTAGTAAATTTTTGTTTCGTGTGTTACCATAATGATTTTAATTTAAGTTATTTTTGGTTTTTATTTAGGTTAATGTATTATTGATGCTGTTTTTATCGCCATTCCTGTCGGTAATGAGTTTACAGGTGCTATTACGCTGTCTATAAGATGATATATACTTCTTTGTATCTGCACACTTTCACGCATTTGATATAGCATATCCGAACTCGCCGTAACCAATGTAACTACATTTACATTCATAAAATTGCTGTTTTGCAGTAACATATCTACGGAAACGCGCATTTGATTTAGATAACTTTCTAAAACACCTGCGGTCTGTTCGGTTATACCCTGAATGCCCTTTTGTAATGTGTCAAATTCTGATAATCCACCTGTCCATTCTCTCAATCTTTCTAATAATGGGCGCAATGCCTCTCCGTATGCAGCCATATTGTTTAAAATATCATCACCCATATTAATAATATCAATTACATCCTGTTCTGTTAAATCACCTTTTTCTTCAATCAATTTATCTATCTTTTCAAACATTGGAGATAACGCATTTGCCATTTTTGGAAGCAAAAATGATTCTATTATTAAATTTTTAATCATATTTGCAAATGCTTTACGAAAATCATCCATATAGTCTATTCCCTCCATAACTGAATCTGCAAAAATTTGTCCGAAATTTCTTGCCGCATCTTCTAATCCTGTACCTAACAATTTGTCTGTTATATCTGCATACATATAATCAAATTTTTCAAGTAATTCATCATATTGTTTTTGATTATTTGCTATTTCTTCTTTATAATCTTTTTTATCTGTTTCAGCAGCCTTATATGCTGCTTGTTGAAGTTTTAGTAATCTCATTTGTTCAATAAGAGCAGCCCTTTCTTTATCAAGTAATTCTTTTCTATTATATGCTCGCCTTTTCCAATTTTCATATTCTTGAGTTGATGCATCCCACATACCTGATTTTTCTTCAAATTTATCAAAATTCCATTGACCAGACCTTTTTGCTTGTTCTAATCTAATATTATTTCTACGATAAAAATTATCAAGTGCTTTTTCATTCGCAGCAATAGTATTTCCAACTTCTTTAATAATACCGTTTAAGGTTTCTACATCTTTCATTGCTCTTTTTGTTCCAAAATTAACAATCAAATCATATAATATTGTTCCTAATGTTACTACTATGGTAATAATACTATTAAATTTATCGCCCCAAGATGCAGTAGATTTTGAAGCATTAGCAATACTACTAATAACAGTAGTAAAACTACTGACAATGTTTCCTATATTGCTGTCTAAACCTGAAAATGCTTCGCCTAATTTACCTATTCCACCTACTATATCTGTTGTTAAATCCAATTTAATATCTTTCGTTAATAATTCTAATTCTTTCTTTTGTTGTGGAGTTAAAATAGAGTCTTTTCTTTGTATTTCTTCAATTCCTATTTTTAATGCTATAAATGGATTTTTTTTACCTAATTCTACAAATATTTCATTGAAATTCTCAAATTTTTGTTGTAATAATTCAAGGGAAATATCAACTTCTTCCATATCATCCAATCCCATAAGATACTTTACATTAAATCTTCCTTTTTTTGTCCCAGATGTTATCTCTTTTGAAGATGCAATTATTTTTCTTTGCCAATCTAATAATTCTTTTAAATATTTTGCGGTTTTATTTTGTATGCTTAAAGTAAATAGTTTTTTATATGCTTCTGTGGTTTTATATATTTCTTCTTGTTCTTTTGCAATAGCAACATCACGCAAAGCCATTTTTCGCTTAATATTAGCAATATCTTCATCCGTTAGTTTTTCCCCAAGAGAATTTACACCGAGCCTTATTTTTTCCTCATCCTCTGCATTTTTTCTTACTAACTCTGCAATTCTATCATTCCCATCGCGGCTTGCATTAACATAGTCCTCAAATATTTTCTGATATTCCGCTAATTTCTGCTTTCTAATCTGCAATATCTGTAATTCTGCATTGGCGGCGTTGGCTACAACTTGGTCGTTAGATTTACTTGAAAGAATTAAAAACTCATTCCACGCCGCCTCAATCTCGGATATATCCATTTCGGGAGTTATTTCTAACCGTTCCGCCTTAAACTGTTCAAAAGTAGGAATTGCGCCACCTGCATTTTTAATTATATCCTGCAACCTTGAAATAGCCTCATCATAGTCAAACTCTACGCCGATGGTTATACCTAAATCTTTGGAAAGATTACGCAGAAAATCACGCATCTCTGTATCCTCAATCTTTGCAAATTCTAAATACACTTGATAACCGTGCATTATCCTGTCCATTTCATCTTTAAACTCACGGATTTTTCTTTCTTCAAACTCTATTTCAATTTCAACTTTTAACTTTCCAATAGCGTGTTCAATGGCTTTTATGGCTTCTGCACTTTTTAATCCTTTTTTAAGGTTTTCCAAAAAGTCTATACCGGCTTGTTTTGACGGCGCAACTTTTGATAAATCTTCTAATGTTTGACCTAAATTTTCCCATTCGCCACCGAGCGAGCGGAGTATATGCTCTTGTGTTTTTCCGCCATCACTTGTTAAATTGTAGAAATTTGTATATGCTTTCTGCGCTTCATCCATTGACTTTATTATGCTGTCAATGAGTTTCTTTTCAGTGTCGCCGCGTTTTTGTGTTTCTTTAAATTCATATCCAGCCCATATCGCTGCTTTTCTGTATTTTTCTGCTTTACTTTTTGCTAAATCTAATTCAGTAGCACTATAATTCACACTACTTCTTAACATAGTTTGATATTCTTCTTGCAATTTTTTTGCTTCCCCTGCTAATCTTTCGGCTAACTCTACTTTTCCTGTTTCATATTGAATATCAACAACAAGATTTAGTTCTTTTTTAAATTTGTCTTTTAATGCTTTTTGCCACGCCTGTAATTCCTGTTTTGGTTTTGTTTCAAAGTTTACTTCTACATCAATGTAATATTTTTTGTATAGGAATTGTCTTTCAAATTCCTTTTGTTTTTCTGTAAGTTTTTTATTTGCATCTAAATACGCATCAATATTGTTTTTCATTAAAGTTTTCATTCCAACATCTGCCTGTGAAAAATCAATATTAAATTTTGGCAATTTTTCTCGTAATTTTTTATCAAGACTTGAAAAACCTTGTTCTAAATCTCTAACTTGTGTTTTTACTTTTTCAACTTCATTTGTGATATTATAGAATTTAAGAGAATTTGCAACAGATTGAAAATTTGTCAATGCTGCATAATATTGTTCCGATGCCGGTGTTAATTTTATTAAATCTTCGTATAATGTTTCAAACTCTTTTCTTACGCTTTCTGTTTTAATTCCTTGTATTTTTTCGCCTAAATCCGTTATTGAATTAGTTGTTTCTTTTACATTTTTATTAAGATGACTCCAACGAAAAGATTCTTTAAATTTAACAATTTGTGAATCTGCATTTTTCATAGCATCTTGCATTAACATCACATTCGCCTCTACGATTGTTAATATTTGTGCAAAATCTTCTATATCTTTCGTTCCCTCAAAGGCTAAATTTATCAAAATCTGGTCGCCTCCAAATATTTCAGATATTCTTTCTTTAAATTTCTCTAAATTTTCATCATCATATTCAAGTCCTGTAAATTTTACTTTCACATCTTTAATTTCGCCCAAAGACTTCGTTATGGCTTCTCCCGCCTCCTTTGCGCTATCTCTTAACGCTATATTCTGTTTGTGAACTTCTGATAAATGGAATGCTAATTTAGCCAATCCTGCAATGGCAGCAAAAATCCAAGTATAAGGATTCATCGCGATTGCTGCCATAGATGCCACCATTGCTTTAACTGTACTTTTAATTGCCAAGCCCACACCACGCCAAGCAATAGCCTGCATCTTCAAAACGTTTGTTTGTCCGGCAAGTGAAAGTGTTGTATTAGTCGTTGCTGTTTTTGCAAGCATCTGTCCTGCCTTATATGCACCCAATACAACGATTAATGATTTTATTACTTCAATTACGATTTTATAGTTACTTACCAAAACTCGCAAAAAACCTATTCCTGTGGTTAATACACCACTTTGTTGTTTTCCAAATTCATCCATCATTAAAGATAAACTTGTTTTCAGTGATGTAATTTGTCCCGCAAAGGTAGCCACTATCTTTTCCTGCCCTTTCCAATATGTACCACCCTCATCGGTTAGTTTATTGATTACCGCAACAACATCAGATGTTTTTACAAGTTTATCTTTCATCATACCTAATAGGTCGTTGGTAGTAACCACTTCGCCGTTTAATTCTGAAAAATGCTTTTTAAGTTCGGGAATGATATTTACCCCTGCCTGCTGTAATGTTCGTAAGTCTCTTTTTTCTAAAAATCCTTTATCCTGTATGTATCCTAAAATTGGGATAAGTTTGTCTAAATTTGTGCCTGTTATGGCGGTTATATCCCCCAATCTGCGCGTTAAATCAATCGCCTGTTCCAACTCAAAACCATAAGCCCCTAACATCTTAACAGCGTTTCCAAGTTGCTGAATGGTATGTGGGGAAACCAAAGAAATATCTCTTATTCTCTCAAATACCATACTGCCTTTTTCTACATCTCCAAAGAAAGCGTTAAACGATACTCTTAATTTTTCCATTTCACTGTGGGTATCCATCATCCCTTTCATAAAGCGAGTTAGCATACCCAAAGACCCATAAAACAAAACACGGTACGTTAGATTTTGAAATCCACGTTCTAACTGCGACATTGATTTATTTGCTTCAATACCGCCTGTTTTGAGTTCCATTAATCTTTTATTTACATCATTAAGAGCCGCAGCCAACTGTTTAGCCTCCGGTGTGCCTGATGTAACGTTTTGTTGCGCGTAACCTATGGCTTTTATGGCAGTTGCTAATTCGTTGGCACCTTGCGCCTGTTTAGCATAGTCAATAGCCGTTTGTGCGGACTGACCTTTATCTAATGCCGTTCTTTCTCTTTCAATTTTTAAAAGTTCCTGCTGTGTTTTTAGTTTTTCATATAATACTGCATTATTTTCTTCCTGTATATCCTTTTCTTTTTGTATTTGCTCTGCTTTTTGTTTTTCAACATTTAACATTTCTTCAATTTTCGGCACTCCTTTTTCAAGTGATGCCACCAATTCACTATTCGCATCTTGTGTGCTTTTAGTTAATTCAAAACGCTCTTTTAATGAATTTGCAATTACATTTTCAATACCAAGAAGTTCAACGCTATTATCAAGAATTTGTTTATCAACTATAAGCATTTCATCTTTAATACTTTTTGCTTTATCTAACTCATCAACGCTTACAATATTTGCAGGCTTAATTTCTCCTATTTTTTCTTTTATTTCATCTAAATCTGTTTTAGTTTTTTCAATCGTAGTTTGGGGTATTATTTCTCCGATTGGGCTTATGTTAAATTGCGCAGAAGCGGCATCTCGTAATTCTTCTAACGCTTTTGTAGAATTTTTTACAGGTTTATCTATATTTTCCTCCAAAGAATTGCCAACATTCTTAAATTTAGAAAGCAATTCTGTATTAAATTGATTAAAGGCGGTAGCCGTTTCTTTTAATTCTTTTGCAATCTCTCTTAATGCGGGACTTATTTCATCTTTAAGTGTTGCCGCTGCCTGTATTACACTTGCGCCTGCTTCTGCCATAATAATATAATTTTAACGATTCATAAACTTATTTTGCAACTCTATAATCTTTAATGATTCTTCAATCTCTTTTTTCTTGTCGTCCTCTAAATAGTATTCAAAACTTGTATCAAACTGCATAAATAATATTAGAGCATACGGCATCTCCCACATATATTCCTCCCTGCGTATTTGAGGAAACACTTTAAGAAAATCGCTCATATCCCCTATCGCAGTCGCCGCATTAATACTGATGCTGCCGCTTTTTAAACTGTGAATGGTTTTGGAACGGATTTTAACTGCTCTTTTATAATCATCCTCTGTTGGATAAGAGCATTGCTGAACAACTGCACCAACGAGGTAATATGAAAAACCGCTTTTAAATCAATAAGATGTTTAACGCTTGCCTCCACAATTTTAATTAACTCATTTTGATTTTCAACATTTGTGTCAAACATTAATTGTTCCACAGTATCATTAATCAATTTTGTGTTATACTCATTGTCAAAAGCCTTAAATTTGTGATTGTTGATACAAATAGCGGCTATTTTAACAATGTTTTCAAACGCTTGTGTGCCGTCCACGATAGCCTTATACATCATAATTATATCATCCTCTTTTTCATCTTCATTACCAGAAAGCATTTTAATTTCGTGAAATAACTTTGAAATCATTAATTTACTTGCAAGACGTAACTGTTTTATCTCATAAGACTTGTCATTGACTTTTACAACGGTGGGATTATCCAAAAGAATATCACACAATATATCGTGTGCCTCCTTTGGTGTTATTGGTTGTTCGTTTTCTAAATCTGTTTCGCTCATTGTATTTGTTTTTATATTTTAAATGGATATGTTATGGTTGGTTTATAAAAAATGGGGAAAGCGGAAACCAAATACTAAAAAAACGCCTTGTCGGAAATTAATCCTATCCCCATCTGAAAAAGAATTACAGAGTATCTGCACCAATTTCTTCATAAGGAATACCTGCGTGGTTAGCGTTGGCAGTAACCTTAATCTTGAAACCTGCTGCGCCATCACTTGGGGATGTACGTGCAAATGTTACCTGTCCGTTGAAAATTCTCTCCATTTTACCGGTAGCAAAGCCCCAAACAAACTCATACGCAAAGATAGGTGTCCCAATAGGTGGAGACCATTTACTCGGTGTGGTTGTCGTTGCGGGTGTGTAAAGACTACCAGGAATAAAGTCAGCCAAATCTTCGTGAGAATATTTTACAAGCGTAAAGTTTCTTTCGTAGGGCTGTCCCTTTGGAATTTTAATAAAAGGAGTTTCAAAAAATTCGGCATCAATAGTAGTTTCATCCGGCTCGGCTTGGTCGCCATCTCCGCCTGCTGCTAATAATCCCATTAATAGTTTGTAGTCTCCTGATACTTTTGCCCCTGATGCAATAGCGGCTTCTGGGTCGCCCAAATCATAGGGAGGGTCGGTTGCACTTCGTACAGGTGCATAAAGTAAGAACAATCCTTTTACTTGTAATTGTCCTATGTCTTCTCCAATAAATGTAGTTGCCATAATATTATTTTTTTTTAAATTGTTAATAATTAAGAAATTGTTAATTGTAAAGTTGTTTTTAAAATATGGTAGCCCCTTTGCTCATCCACAAAAAGACTACCAATTTGTACGTTTGAAATGGCGTATTTTTGATTGGTAATAATGAAATTCTTTATTTTATCTTCATAGATTTTCATTGTCTTACTGTCAAATTCCATTCCTGATAGTGATTTAACATAAATATCAATGTGAACAAAACATTGCCCGAAAGTTTGAAACAAAAATTGTCCTCTCTCTCTTATACTTCCGATAAATACCGTTGCAAAAACCTTTTCAGTAAGTTTTTTTGGGAGGTTAAATTCATAAATAGTAGTGAATCCTGCATCTTTCAATAAGGAAACAATAGATTTTTGAATATCAACTACCGATGTATTTATCATATCTGTATGGGGAATATGTTTGTTTTTACTTCATCAAAACCATCATTTAGTAAATCATCCTCAATGCCACGCAAAACTTTGTAAACATCATTTCTTTGTGTTCCTTCTTCTAAAAATCCTGCGTAAAACATCGCTGATGCAAATACTATCTCTATGCCATTGGTTACTTTTGACTGATATGTAGCAATAAACTTTTCAGCCTCTACCCTACCGTTGTAAGTTTTTCCGTTTCTCTCTATGGGCTGCGTTGCCTGCTGTGAATCAAATAAAAAACCGTGTTTTTTAATTTCTCCATCATAGCACACAATCCACAAAAAAGAATCGTCCAAATTACCGGTACGCCTTTGGTATTCGCTTGTTTCAAATGCACGAACAACTTTTTGCTGTGCATAATTGGCAGCGTTCTCAATAGCAACATCTTTTTGCTGTGCTATGAGTTTTTTTGCCCACTCCTCCAAAGGTTTTAAGTTTACTGTCGTTGTTGCCATTTTTATATTAAATCATCAAAATTAGTATCTGTTACATCCCAATCTTCTACTTTTACCCATACTCTTGTACCCATTTGTGATGGCTCTACATTGATAACAATGCCTTTTATTTTTTGCCCAAAACGGATACCATAAAATATATCATCATAGAGAATAGGATAAAACATTTTTCCATCTTTTTTAAGTAGCGGAATCCAAATATTATAATTGGCTTGCGACCCTAAATTTTGAATTTCGGGGGTAGAAACTTCAATATCACATTTTGTTCTTAAAACTTCAATAGTCTCCTCAATGGGATTGTCCTCTGCATCGCGGGATTTAACCACGCGCAAAAACTTTCCTATATATGCAAACTCTTGAATATCGTTAAAATCAAAATCCGTATATTCCATTTCTATCAAATTATAGGGTTAGACATAAATGTAATCAGTCCTCTTGGGTCTGGGTATAAGTCATCCTCCAAAAGTCCATACATTTTAAAAATCCAATCTAATTTTCTGTTAATCCACGTATCTGTACGTGAGCCAACAGCCTTTTGGAATCCTCCGTGAGAAACACTTTGAGATGATGTACTTGACGGAGAGAAAAGTATAATATTCAATAGTAAGTCAAGTCTTAATAAAAACCTCATTCTACTGTCTAATTCCATAAAATCCTTTGTGCCGTCAATATCTCTACCTATCAGCACAATTTCAATTACTGTATCGCTTACACTATATTCTGCCCCTAACCCTTTTAATGCTTCAAATACTGTCATCTCTTGTTGTTTTTAAGTAGGCTCTACTTGTGATGTATCAATTTGTACCCAATAAGGATAAACAGCCAAAGCGGGTGCGCCGAGCGTATAAACGTGAGTTTCAAAGGAGGGTACGTGTGATTCGGGTCTTTCCCAATTCAATACTCCAAATAATCCTCCCTGTAATTGACCTACTGACCTGTTGCTGTATTTAGCCAAATAAATCAGTTCTTCGGGATATGCCCATTCAATAGTACCTTGTTGTCCTGCTGGGGAAACAATTACCATTTGTTTTTCCCAACCGTTTACATCTATTTTAACGGTAGGAATATCCTGAATTACCTGATGTTCTTCAATGAGTTCAATAAGCGGATAGTAACCACCTTGTTGAGACAACCATTGATTTAGATATTCAATGGTAATTATTTTGTTTACATCAAAAATAATACCACCTGTTACCAACATTCCTTTTAACAAGTTTCTAATCTCATTATTGGTTTGTACTTCATCAATGAATTTGGTACGGCTCATTTTAGCGGTTAAAACTCCCTCGTAACCTGTTTTATCACGAATAAGTTTTACAGCACGCTGTAAATCGGCTAAAATAGGCGCATCAGGGTCAGACCACAATAAAGTGGATGCCTTGATTTTAAATTCTGGGCGTACTCTGTCGCAAATACCGTGAATTTTAAATCCGTAATGGGGGGATGTATATTCCCATTCTCCTTTGGAAAGCAACTGCATACTCAAATAAGTATAAACAGAATTACCACCTGTTACCAAATCTTGAAGATTTTGGATGAAATAATCAATCACGTTGCTGCCACCGTTCACAGTGCTTCCACCTAATTGTTGTGCTTTTTTATCGTAATTCATTAAATCCATTGCGGTAATTACTTTCATACCTCCCAAATCGTGAAGTGCATCAAAGTAAAATTCAAAACCACCTTTTGTAAATTCGGATGGCGGAGACCACGTACCTCTCGGAAGTAACATAGGCGGGGTTAAACGTGTAATCGTTCCCCCTGAAAATATTGCGCTTCCGTTGGGTTGTATCGGTGTGGAAAATTCGGCTTGCTTAAAATACTTATTCCACAACTGCGCATTAGCGGGTGGAAATACATCTTCACTTTTCAATAAAAAGTTTAATGCTTGGCTTTTCGGGTCAAAAAACTCCTTGAGTTCTTGTAATGACGGTAAATTTCTTGCTGACATAATACTATAAATTGAATACGTGAGTGTTGTTAATATAAGTGTTTAATTGCAAAACATAAGGTGGGATGATTTTTGCAACTTGCAATAAAGATATTTTGTAGTAAAGCATAAATGTTACTTCTGCCTGTCCTTTATTGGCTACATAGTCATCTGTTATTACATTTTCGCAGTAATATCCGTCTCCGAGAATTGCGTTTACTTTTGGTACAAGTACATTCGCACCTGCGCCAACTGCATCAGCCATAACAATAACATTTCCAACGGCTATTCCTGCTATTGTTCCTGTTATCTGATAGTAAGTACCGCCATCAATTATATTCGCGGATGTAAATTGTACTCCGGTAACTGTTGCTGCGGTTTTAGTTCCTGCTGCCAAAGATGGTGCTATTGCTAAAATAACATCACCTAAAACTTTCAAATTATGAGTAAACTCATTTTTTTCAACCTTGAATGATGTAGTTCCGGTTACTTCAATGACTTTCCAAGCCTGCAATAAGGTAAACATACCTGTACTTGCTTCAAAATAACCAAAATCTCCACCAAACAACTGTGTGCCTTGTTTTATTCCCAAAGGGTTAAGTTTTGCGCCTCTTTCTACCACCACTTTATTGTGAGAATCCGGTCGGTACTCCCAAAATCTGTCTCCGCCTACTTCACCGCTCTTGCGAATAATCGTTCTTGCTGTGTTTGACATAATAAATTGTTTTTTAAATGAATAAATTAGGCTTTTTTATTTCTCTCTATTGCTGCTGCAATGTTGGAATATTTAGCCTTTTCGTCTTGTTGCCCACCACCCGCTTCAATATCAATATCGTCTGAATCTTTAATAAATTCAACAAAATCTTTATTGAGAAGAATTGCATCATTATCAATATTTCCACTGTTTTGAATTTGTGAAAATTTTGAGAATTTTTTAAATTGTTCTTTAAATGATTGAGGCACATTAATTTCCGCTTTTGCAATAACATTTTTTCTGTGTGCATCAGTGGTTTCTTTTGCAAGGTCATTTTGTTTTTGCATTTGAATAGATTTTAATGTTTCTACATCAATACCCAATTTTTTCAATTCTTCTGCCACATCAGGTTTTTCCGTTTGTGGATTTTGGGTTGGTTGGGGTGCAGGCTCTTTTCCTGCGGGTTGTTTTGATAGTTCAGCAATTTTGGTTTCCAAAACAGTTTTTTCCTGTTTGTATGTTTCTGCGGCGGCTGCCAGAGAACTTGACATCATCTTAAAAGAGATGTTAAGTTGGTTTTCCAATGATGCGTACACATCACTTTCCACTGCATTTTCAACATCAAAGAGTTTAACGCTTTCTTCGCTAAACTTCTCTAAACTTTTTGCTGTAAAATTGAAATTGCCTTTGTTGCAATATTCAGTTATCCTGTTAAGGATTTGTTCTTTTGTTTGAGCCATATTCTTTCTACGGTTTTAAAAATTAATAATTATCGCCGACAAAAAAACATATAGCATTTGTTTGTTTTTATTTCTTGCTGCAAAAACACTATTTGTTAAATATTGATTTTGCAGCAATTACAAATTATAAACTATTTCATAGTATTATTTCGCGCCAAATTAATACCTGTAATAGTGAAGTTAATTGAACATCCCATTTCGTATAAACAAGAACTTGCAATTAGAAGTAATGCAGACCTTATTATGCTTACAGGGGATGGCGGATGTGGTAAAACAAGAGTAGCCTGCGGAGGTATCATAGCATCACATATATTTTTGTATCCCGGAATAAGAATAGGATTTCTCACAAAGAATTACGGAGACTATACTAAAAAGGGTGGTATCTTTGATGAATTAAGAAAAATATATCCTTTGGCGGAATACGATAAAAAAGTACAAAACCCCATCGGTAATATAACTACATCACTTCAAAATATGTATCTTCGGTTTAATAATGGAACGGTGGTTGGTTTCTATGCTACGGAAGATATGAGCAGAGAACAATTAACAGCGGCATCTAAAACCTACCAATTTGATATTTTGATTGTGGAAGAAGCACAAAAATTATCGTGGGAGACTATAAACATATTTTCTACCCGCGTAAGAAATTCCGATAGTACAATTCCAAATAAGGTATATTTAATTCAAAATGCAGAAAGGGAGTGTCCGCTGCGCCGTATGATTGGCAATGAATACGACCAAGCGGGATGGGTTAATGAATTTGGTAAAGTTATCCCCGAAAAGAACGGTACAATAATGTATATGTATCAGTCAAGCGGTAACGTTTATGAAACATATTGGGGTCGCACAATGAAAGAGTGTTATCACAAATGTAAAAATATCATTGATGCAAAAATAGGAGACAATAAAAATATAAGTTATAAAAATTTCATTCTCAAAGTGTTATTTATCGGTTTTGATAAAGCAGACAATAAAGCCATTTTTGAGAACAGTAAATATTTGGCTCGGTTATCTCAAAGTGCCATCGGTGCAAGTATGGGAGAGAGTGATTGGAATTTTAGCGCAAAAGATATGCAGGAGGATTCCGAAAAGAATGTTATTAATGCCGGTATGCTTACTAAATGTTTTCTAAATAAACCACTTGAAAGAAATTTTAAAGGGATAAGTTTTGATTTAGCGGGGTCTGGGACGGACAATAGCGTGGCTTTATATATAGAGGGTTGGCACATTAAAGATATAGATTATGATGGTTACACCGTTGGGGACAGCAGGGTAAATTTCATTGAAAACTTTGCCAAAAAGCACGCTATTGAAATGACAAACAAAAACACAGTTATTGATTCTACTCGTTTTGATGATGTGGCTACCTATTTTGCAAAGAAATACAATGCAATGGACAGTAAAGGTAGGTATAATGTTAATAAATTACCTTTTAAACAATTTTGTTCCGCTGAAAATCCTTACAATAATGGCAGGTATAACAATTTCAAATCACAGTGCGCCTATCAAACAATGAATTTGATAAAAAAAGGAATAATAACCTTTGCACCTGAATTGGAAAACAAAGAATACAAACACAAAAGAAATACAAGAAAACATAAAGATTGGTCTGTTAGGGATGAAATTGTATTTGAATTAAATGCACTTCGTTTTTATAATAAAAACGGCAAAATTTGTTTGATTACAAAGGAGGAACAAAAAGACGTTCTTTCTAATCGTTCTATGGACATTTTAGACTGTATTTTTCAGTATGTAGGCTTGTTTATATCCCAATGTTATTTAGAACAAGCGGGAAAGATAGATAGAACTTTTGATGAAAATGCAGGAAAATCTTTAAAAGAATTTGAAAATGCTTTTAACATAAACCAACACAGAAAGAATGCTGTTGTGAATATGAACGCGATGAGTTTATTTGAACAACTAATAGGATTTTAATATGGAAATTATAAAAAATATGCGTTGGTACTTGGAGAAACCTGAAAGGCTTTTGGAAAAGAAACCTTTTTGGCGTGGCGGGGATATGAACATTGAAAAAACACAGTACGCTGAAATTGACAGTAAAGTACAGGCGTCTTTAAGTAAATTAAAAGTAAATACCATCACACAGGATACTTATTTGAGTGAATACAACCCTACTTTACACAAAATAAATTATAACAGAGCGGCAGCAAAAATAACTATTACTACATCAGATGGAACATTTACAACAACAGAAAATCTTACTATAACATCTTCTTATCAAAAAGATATTCACGCTACACAAGTACAATATCTTTCTACAAGTCCGATGATGTTTGAAATTCTAAATAATGATGATGAAAAATTTACAAAAAGACTAACATCGCTAAAAAACGAATGGAAATATGATGTAATGGAATCTAAAAAGCAAAAAATGATTTCAGAACAGAAAAAAGTTGGGGATTTTGCGCTGTTGTTTCAATATCACAATGAAAAAAGCAAGGGAAATGTAAAAGTATTATCATATCCACAATATACGATTATTCCAAACTATGATGAATATGGAAATACTGTCGGAATTAGTTTTTATTATAGTGTTACTATTGATGATGAAATAATAGAATATGTTGATACTTATTTTGATGAATACTTTGTAAAGCATAAAAAAACGTTTGACGAAAATAGCGGAGATACAACTTGGGTCATTGCTGATATTCCAAAGAAACATAAATTCAAACAAATACCTTGTGTTTATTATCGCGCACCTGTCGCTTGGGAATATTCTCAAAGTTTGATTGATATGTATGAGTTAATTGATAATATTCACGCCGTATTATTCAAACGCTTGGGTGTTTTTGGAATGAAAGTAAGAGGGAATATTGATAAATCAAAAGGCGGAGAGATGAATTTTAAGGTGGATGATAATACCGTATTGATTAACATTGAAAACTCTGAAAGTAAAGATGATGTTGAAATATTAAAATTTCCATCCTACGAGGGATTTATTGAGTATAAAGACCACTTGGAAAAACGTATCTACGATTCATCTTTTGTTTCCAAAATAAATATGAGCAGTATGGGAACGAGCGGAAATATCGGAAACGCCACCCAACTTGCAATGATTAACAACATAGGTATTGCAAACCAAAGCATCATAGATTGGCAGGAAACCACTAATAAGATGGTAGAGTTGTATCAAGAATTAAAATGGCTTGAAACAAGCATAAACTATCCTGAAATGAAACTTATGGCTCGCCTGTCATTGTGGATTCCGCAGAGCGACCAACAAATAGTAGATA